AGGGACTTCCCCAAAAAAAATTACAACCCTTGTAAAAAATTACCTCAACACGCCTACAGAAAAAGGCATGAGCTCGAATACTACTCATACCATTTCCTATATAATATATTCAAGCGGTTCGACTTCTTACGAAGTCCTTTCATCCATTCTTGTCACTTCGTGACCGCGCCCGACCTAACCCAACAGTTCAAGCCTAGAATAAGGCAAGGTAGCGGTTGAGGATAAAAATTATAATTAGGTATTGCATTATGTAATATATTGTAGTAATATAATAGTGTAAAGAGGAGGACACGTTATGAACACAACGAAAGGTTTATTAGATCAAATGATCAATCAAGTGAATTTAAAATTAGCAGAAATGGAAAGGGGTTATTACATTGAATTAAATGGTTGTATTTTAGATCTTGTTAAAGGAAATGAACGTTATTGTTTACTTGTTGAAAGTGACAGACATGCAATGTTTACATATCTAATGCATGTTGATGATTTTATTTGTGGTTTTGTTATATTAAATGAAAGGGGTGAATAATATGAAAAGTGACATTGAAACAATCGCACGTATTAAAAAGCACATAGCTAAAATAAATGAAGTGTATGATGAAAGATTTGAACCGGCTAGGATGAGCTTTAGGTTGATTGATGATGATATTTGTTTATTTTTAGCTAATGGAAATTATGAAGTAAATGTATTTGTAGGAAAGCCATATGATGCAGATATACTTCTTAGTTTTCATCGCTATTGCGTAAGCGCGTTAGAGCATTTATTTTAAATAGAAAGGACAACGAATCATGAAACACTTTACACATTACCAAATTGCAAAATTAACAAACGCACAGAGAAAAGTCAAGCTTTTCCAAATGACAGAGGATTGCATTTATATATCACAAAAGAATCATTGTGATATCAACGCACACGCACGCATTTATTTTGTTCGTGAAAGTTTGGCAAATTATTATGATCATAACCCAGTGACAATTTATGATTTTCTTCAGATGCAGACAAAGCTGGAGACATTGTTTGATCTTATGAGTTGTGGACTAGTCAGGGAGCAGAAACATGAAGAAGAGTAAACATACAATCAACCTTAGAAATTGCACCATGCTATTTCTAATCATCTATGCTATTTTAGTCAGTGTCTTGGCTGTTACACTTGGCATCCAGAACGATGCTTTCCGAATCCAGTTAAAGCATATGCAAGTGGATGTCAGCTGGCTAAAATTTCAATTTGATTTACTTCAGTTTATAACAGACATGTGCATCTTTGTATTTGTCTATGCAATGGCTGTTATAATATATTCCATGAAAGAAAACAGAAAGGAAGGTGAGAAGATGAGAGAACCAAGACAAGTAGGCTATGTTGAACTTATCAACGGTCTACAAATTGCCTACACAAACGCAGAACGCATTGGCGATACGGTGATATTGACATTGCCAAGTGGAAGCACGATCACATTACTGGATGCAGAAATAGGAAGGTGGTTATAGCATGGATTTTATGAATGTTTTATCAGCGCTGGAAGTTCTTAAAAGGCATTGCCAGGAAACATCGAAGTGTGAAGATTGTAGATTGCATTCTAAATATGATGCTAGTAAATGTGCTGTATGTGCTGATGCTTTTATTCCAAGTCGATGGGAGTTTGATGTAGATGCGGAAACAACTGTACCAAGTATTTTTAAATAGAAAGAAGAGGAAAAAAGATGAATAAAGTTATTTTAAGCGGACGTATTGCAAACAAAATCGAATTGATGAAAACAAAATCAGGTAAAAGCGTGATGCGCTTTGCTTTGGCGGTATCAAAAGACAAGGAAAAAGCTATTTTTCCAACCATTATTTTATGGGATAAACAAGCCGAATATGTCGAAAAATACGGACAGAAAGGCATGCGTGCTATTGTTGAAGGGCATTATGACATTCGAAACTCCGAAAGCAAAGGTAAAGTATACGTGAATCATGAGATCAATGCAGAACGAATCGAATTGATCTTTGACAAGAAAGAAGAATCAAAAGAAGAAAAAACTTCCTTGCAAAACGATGAATTGCCATTTTAAAATTTAGGCAGAAACATTCTGCTTATTTTTAAAATCGGAGGTGGTCAATTTGGCAAAGAAAAAACCAAAATTTAGGAAAAGCTATCAAGATCGAAGAAAACTAGAAAACTATATAAAAAGTGCACGTAGAACCGCGACAATTGCCAGAAAACAAGGCCAGGAAATCTATTTTACCGAAGTCAAAACATTATCGGATTTTTCTTCACGTGATGAATTTAACAAATATATCAATAGTATCAAACGCTTTAACCGGGAAAACCGTTATTATGTCAATCGTCGAGGTGTTGCCTTTAAAGTCCAGGATATCAAAAAAGCAAACGAACTTATTAAACAAGAAAACAAGATCCGAAGAAAGCAGCGTAAACAGATATCCAACTTAAAACAAACAATCGGCGGTGAATACAACACGGTCAAATTAAACAAGGCGCTGCGCGTGGTAAAAGATGAACGTGAGCGTATTTTTGAAGATTTAAAACCGGTAAATATTGAAAGCTACTCATCCGAGCAGCAATTGAAAAAGCGTATTTCCAGCCTAAAGCGAAACGTGCGAAATCCGGAGCTAAAAAACAAGAGACTGCGTGATAATTATTTAAAGGCTTTGCGTAACCAGAGAAAACAAGGTGCCATGACATCCAAACAATTCAGAGAAATGTCAAAAAGCATCAAGCGACTTTCGGTATCAGACTTTACAAAATGGTTTTATCAGGAAGAGAGCAGTGTCGATGCCTTTAATTTGTGGTATGTGAATTTCATGGAATCTGAGATCAAACAATCGTTCCAAGAAGTCCAGACAAGCCTTTCCAAATTTGTTAGAAGGACAGTTAAAAACTAGTGCAAGTCTATTCATGTGACTTTGAAACCACGACCGACCCAAATGATTGTCGAGTATGGGCCTGGGGTGCCAGCGAAGTTGGAAAGACGGATCATAAGCTTTTTGGAAATTCCATTGAGACATTTATAGAATGGATCCAAGGGAAAAACATAAAATGTTATTTTCACAACCTGGCATTTGATGGTGAATTTATCATAAGCTATTTGTTGAGAAACGGGTGGAAGTATTCAAAACATCCAAAAGAAGGATGTTTTCACACGATCATTTCCAACCTTGGCCAGTGGTACGCGATTGAAATCTACTGGAAAGTTCGTAAAAAACATACGATCAAGACGACCATCTGGGATAGTTTAAAACTGATTCCTTTCAGCGTGCGACAGATCGCGCATGACTTCCATTTACCAATACGCAAGCTGCATTTAGACTATGATGCCAACAGAGAGCCTGGGCACCTTCTAACAAGAGAGGAAAAGGAATACCTGTTCAATGATATAGACATCGTAGCGATGGCGCTGGAACAGCTTTTTGATGAAGGTTTCAATAAGATGACCGCAACGGGTGCCAGTTATAAGGCATTTAAGGAAAGTTTAGGCGATTCGTTTAATAAGCTATATCCTGGCTTGAGCTTAGAAAGTGATGCCGACATACGCCAGTCTTACAGTGGTGGTTTTGTTTGGGCCAATCCAAGACATAAGGAAAAGATCATTGTGAATGGCATGGTCTTTGATGTCAACAGTCTATATCCATCACGCATGTATCGTGAGCTATTGCCATATGGATTGCCAACGATCTTTGAAGGGGAACCAAACCCGGAGATATTGAAAATACGTCCTTTATGGGTGGCCAATGTCAATTTTGCCTTTGACATCAAACCGGATCATATACCATGTATATCACTGGACAAGGTGACCATATACAATGGGTCCAAAGAATACATTGATTCTTCCAATGGTGAAGTTGTCAGCATGACTTTGACAAGTGTGGACTGGGAACTCATACAACATCAATATGATGTGTATGATGTTTCTTTCAATGGCGGTTATTATTTTCGTGGAAATGTGGGCGTGGCCCGTCCTTTCATCGATGAGTGCATGGAAGTCAAGAAAAAGGAAAAAGGCGCCAAGCGTTTTATCGCGAAACGGAAAATGAACTCTGTCTATGGAAAGTTTGCCACGAATCCGGATGTAACGCCAAAAATACCTTATTTAGATGATGAAGGCATCCTGCGAATGGCAAAGCCAAAAATCAAGGTGTGGAATCCGGAAACAGACGAAATCACGGAAGAAATTGATACGGAAATGCGCGATCCGATCTATCTACCGTATGCAACATTTGTCACAGCCTACGCGCGCAAGTATACGATCCTAACCGCCCAGAAAGTTGGAATTGAACGCGTGGCCTATATTGATACCGACTCCATCCATTTGGTTGGAACGGATGTACCGGATGCGATCAAGGATGTGATCGATGATAAAGAACTTGGGTATTGGGGGTTAGAAAGCGTATTCAAACGTGCCTATTTTGTAGGTGCAAAAACCTACATTGAAGAAATTGAAATTTCTTACAATGAATATAACGACAGACAGTCTTCCTTCATCGAAGATCATGACAAGAAGGATAATCTTGTGTATCTGCGTGACGGGATCGCATACCGACTGAATGTCAAGTGCGCCGGCATGACGGGAAGTGCTAAGCAGAACATCACCTTTGAAACGTTCAAGGTGGGAACCAGCGTACCAGGCTGTTTGAAAAAAAGCCATGTTCCGGGCGGTGTGGTTTTATACGATGCACAATTCAAGATCAAGAGACGATAAGAAAGAGGTGACAGGATGAAAAATAAAGCCTATGACTATATCAATCAATTTACCAGAGATCACTATAAGCGATATAATATCATCGTGCCAAAGGATGACACCGTTCTAATTGAAAAGTTGGAAGAATACAAGAAAAAGCACCAGCTTTCAAAATTTGTTCGCTTGTGCATCCGCAGACAAATTGAAATTGACGAAATGAAATAAACATAGTATATTTATCACGAAGGGGAACAATTTCAAAATGGTTGCTTGTTCCGGGTGCATCATGGTGAAACATGCCGGAATAAAATTACACCTCATGCCGTGTCATTCATTTAATTGTATCCTTTTCAATCTCATCTTTCTTAGTTTTTTCTAAGACCAAAAGCAGAAAGGCGGAAAACGCCTTTTTGTTTTGCTTTTATGGAAAATGTGATATATTATTAAATTAAAGAGGTGATTTGAATGACACAAGACGAGATGAACACTCTGATAGGCCAGGTCCTGGAACAGGATGACCGCGCCGAGCGCTCGACATTACTGGATCAGTTACGCGGTGAAGTTGGAACTTTGTTTGAAAGCAACGAAACATTGACAACAGAAAACAGCGATCTAAAAGCCAAGAATGAGCGACTGGTAGAAGCCAATTCCAGCTTATTTATGAAAGTTGGCTTTGATGCGGAAAAGGCGAAAGAAAAAGAGAAAAAGAACACGAGTGATTTTAACATCAAGAAAATGTTTTAAAAAAGAATGGAGATGAAAGAAAATGGCTAAAACAACAGCAAAAGACGTAGCTAATGCAATTAAAACCAATTTAGGTCTGGAAGCTGAACCAACTGGACAGCAGGTAGCGCATTCTATGTACATGGCCGCATCGGAAAATTTGCGTGCCAGTGTGGGAGATCCTTTGGAAACCAATTCCTTGGATTTTATGAATGGCTTGCTTGAATATCCAGAAACACTAGCGACAGAATGGGTGACTTTGGCAACACGCATCGGGCGCACCATTGCACACACAAATATTCTTTCCAACCGACTTGCACCATTTAAGATGCAGAACATGCCTTTAGGCTACACTATGGAAGAATACTTTGTCGAAGCAGCCAAAGAGCACGCTTACGATCAGGAAGCATCGGAAACCAATGTTTTCAAAAGAGAATTACCAGATATCAAGACAGCGTTTTACATTGTCAACCGAAAGAGCTTTTATAAGAGCACGGTGACAGACGATGATTTACGCAGCTATTTTGTCACATGGGACGGTGTCAATAGTCTGATCGCTAAGATCGTGGACAGCTTGTACAATGGTGATAACAGAGATGACTACAATTATATGAAGTCCGCTTTGACAACACATTATGAAAATGGCTTCATGAAGATCATCAACTTAGCAAAACCTGTCACAGACACAGCCAGTGCTAAGGATCTAGCAAGACAATTGACGATGTATGCATCCATTTTGACAGAACCGCATAACGAATATAACGCTATGGGTGTAACAAAACAGAATGAATTGGATGATCTATATATCATCTTGACAGCTGAATCCAACAGCTTCTTAAATATTGAATGGTTGTCTCAAACATTCCAGTTGGACGTTGCCAACTTTAAAACACATGTGTTAGTGATTCCTACACTTCCAGAGACAGATAACGGAAAAGTGGAAGCGATGTTAGTGGATCGTGAGATCTACCGCGTATTTGATCAGAAATATAACGTCAACACCCAGTACAACGGGGAAGGATTATACTGGAATTACTGGCTACATCACTGGGAAGGTATCGCTACAAGTCGTTTCGCGAATGCGATCGCTTTTGTAAGCGGAAGCGCTGAAAACAAGGTGTCAGGTATCACAGTCAATCCGGATGCCATTTCAATCAAAGCGAATGAAACCAAAAAGGTAAAAATGAGCATCCAGAAAACGGGAATTGATGCATCGGTTAATGTAACAGCACATTCAAGTGATCCAAATGTTACAGCGACGATCAATGATGACAAAACAGAAATCACGATCGCAGCCAATGGCAGTGCAACAGCTGGTTTGAAAACAGTGACTATTAAGGATACGGTTGAAACAAGCGTTCAGACTGTGTTACAGGTTGTCGTTGTAGCGTAAATTTAAAAAGGGCTTGCAAAAGCCTTTTTTATTTCCTATAATAAGGGTGTAAGGTCGAGCAGGCATAATAGATACACTTACCCTCCTTTTTGCAACTTTTAACATATTTGATTCTTTTCTAATCGGTTTTGAACCATTGGAAAACAAGAGAGTCACTTGCATAAAGTGGCTTTTTTGTTTATTATAAGGATAGAAAAAGAGGTGATAGCATGGAAACAGCAAACGCAGTCGTTCAATTGATTTCAACCGTTGGTTTTCCTATCGTGATGTGTGGCGTCATGGGATATTATGTCAAGTATTTAAATGACGAGCACAAAGAGGAAATCAGCAAAATTAATGACCAGCATAGGGAAGAAGTCGAAAAATTAACAACGACCATTGAAAACAATACGATTGTTATGGAAAAGCTCAGCGCAAAGATTGACACGATCTTAGATTTAAAAGGAAGTGATGAAAATGTCTGATCTTCCAAAATTTGAACCACTACCAAATGTTGGAAATGTGGTGTCAAACCGCGTAACCGCGTTCAATCAAGGATATAATTTATACCAATGTATCAATTATTTGCAAGGATATGTATCAATCGTATATAATTCAATGGATGAATTATTAGATGACTGGAACAATTTCCAACAAATTGTGAATGAAAATATAACAAACATTGCTACAGAAGAAACACAGAAAATTTTAAATCAATGGATAGAAGATGGTACGTTAAACGATCTGATTGCACAAAATCCTTTATGGAATCAGAAACTGGACAAGTCCGGCGGAACGATGACGGGAAACATCAAATTTTCTGAAAACACAAAAATTGTGGGAACGACACCAGGCGGAAATGATATTGACTTGATTCACAATACAAATGATGGTGCATCTGGCAATTATGTGCAGTTTGGTGACCCGGATGCTAAAACAGTTATCAATTCAAGCCAACAGCCTGTCTGGCACAATGGGGATGATGATTATTTAATGTTAACACAGTCGCAGTTGGATGAAGGGTTAAAAGGTAAAGTCAGTAAATCTGGAGATACGATGACGGGAACTCTGGATGTTCCATCATTAACGCGAGGAGGTAAAAATGTTATTACAGGTGATTCTGAAACTACTAAAATAGGCGATACATCTATTGCAACATCAATAATTTCATCCAGAAAACCGACTTTTTCATATTCAGGTGGCATCAAACAACCTTTAGTTGAAAATGACGTTGTTGACAATCTGAATTCTACAAGCACATGGCAGCCATTAAGCGCCAAGCAAGGAAAAGTTTTGAATGATAAATTTTCAGGCATTTTAAAGAATGTTTCTAAATTCTGTTATGTTTCAAAAGTTTTGCAAATATCATCAGTTGAAGCAGTTGTTGATCTATTTACGCAAGAAGAATTAAAAGAAATGTTAGGCGTTTCAGATGACACTGATTTTAATAATAAAATTTCAGCTTTTGCGATTAACGGCGCCAAAAATACAAATGCTGCAAATGTTGTTTCAATCAACTATGTTGAAATGGATAAAAAATTGCAGATGAAAGTGAATACAGCCAATGTAGGATCCATGCGCGCAAATATATTGATTATCTATTCAGAGAATGAAGGTGAATAAAGATGGTTATTTTTGTTAAATATGAATCTGGTACGGGTAAAATTATTTCTACCGACAGTATTAAACTCTCGACCAATACAGGCATTATCGTGGATGATGATTTTGATGAAATGACAATTTTTAACTATAAAGTTGTAGATAATGAGCTTGTGGAATTAACACCCGAAGAAAAGGAAGAATTTTATCCAACACAACAGGACGAAAAAGCCGAATAAAGTGGGAGATCGTGTCGAAAGTGATGGCAAGTTGTGGAAATGTCGTCAAGCGCATACGTCACAAGAAAACTGGAAACCATCTATCAACACAGCCAGCCTATGGGAAGTCATCAATGTAGAAAATGCCGGAACCTTGGAAGATCCAATTCCTTATGATCAGACCATGACCGTGTACAATGGTAAATATTATCTGGAAGAAGGAATCATATATAAATGTATAGGTGATTCTGGCCAGCCTTTATATGCAACTTGTGCGAGTCTGGTAGGAAACTATTTTGAGGTGGCTGAATGACATGCCAATTTAAAGCGTTGGAAAATATGAACAAACCGGAAGATATTCCATATGCATTGCCAGAAGGACTGGAAAAAGAGTTTTATCAAGAATTCTACATGCGATGCATCAAGATCTTTCATGCACATGGAATGAAGGAACGCGCGGATGTATGCGAACAGAAACTAAAAGAGCTAGGGGAATTATTTTCCTAGCTTTTTCAATAGAAAAGAGGTGAAACAATGCAGCCAGGACAAACCTTAGTTGCCAAAGATGGAACACAAGTTGTTTTGTGGCCGTTTCCAGTGATGAACATAACACAGCTTTCAGGGCCAGGAACTTTGAGCCATTGCTGTGGAAATCCGGTGGACTGTGTAGGGCCGACAGTTAATTATGACGGGTATGCACCTTGTGACTGTCATGAGGTTTATCGAGATAATGTTGGAAATACAAGAGGATATACATCTGATAAGGAAGTGTATTATGCCAGTCCTTCAGGGACGGGATGGGTAAAGGGATATGTGAGTTTTTCCTTTACACATAATAACAACCCACCGGCACAGACCAGCTTCAAACAAGGCGAAAGAATCACATCAACCGGAACAGCGGGCATGGTTACTGGGGATCATTGCCACTTGGATCAGTCACCCATTGCCAATGCACAATTAGTCAGTTATGGCGTAACATGTGCATTTGGTAACTTATGCTATGCCTTGCAAGACAGTGTAAGTCCGGAAACGATCTTTTTTGTCAATGACACCCAGATCATAAACAGTCAAGGGTTGAACTTTTCAACCTTTGTCGATGGAACACAACCACCTACACCAGAGCCAACCTATCACACGTTTTTATTGCCTTTAGATCCTTTTGGTATTGAATTATTGCCAGTTAGAATCCAGGATGAAAAACCAACACCACCCGAACCGACACCAATTGAATGGATCATACCGGGGGATATCAACAATACAAGACCATTATCAGAAGATGAAGCATATAACAATTGTCGTGCCTTCTGGGCATATTTTAAAGCCAAGGGATGGAGTCTAAACGCTGTTTCAGGCATTTTAGGCAATGCATGGCATGAAAGTACAGTCAATCCAAACCGCTGGCAAGGTGATGATGCATGGCATCAACCACCGGATTCTTGGGGATATGGACTTGTACAATGGACACCATACACAAAAATTATCGCATGGTTACAAGAGCAGGGTGTCTATCCGGATGTTTCAAAATTTGGACAGAGCGAATGTGACCGCATCCAGTGGGAAATGGAAAATAACCAACAGTGGATCGCTACAAGTGCATACCCAGAGAGCTTTCGAGCATTCAGCACGTCAACACGTGACCCGTATGATCTGGCCATTGAATTTTTAGCCAATTATGAACGACCATTCGACCCAAACCAGCCAGAACGTGGCGATACAGCACGTGTCATATACAATTATTTACTGCAATATGAATAGTATGATAAAATAAAAGAAAGAGGTGAGAACATGCCAATATTAAACAGTCAATTTACACCTGACACGACCATTATATTATTAAAAGGGGTCGAGTGTGACGCGATGAACAATACCTATTGGGGATGTTTTAGCACGCCGGAAGAACAGTATAATTTTTACATGAAAAATTTTGAGAATCAAAAGATAACCTATGATAATTATACATACCAGCGTGCCAATGGTGTCGTTTTGGTGGATGGTGCCTTTGACGATCTTAGAACCTACAACTACATGATGTATCGTAACAAGAAGACGGGCAACGGGGCCAAATGGATTTATTGTTTTATAACTTCCATTGCCTACGTTTCCGATAATGTCACATCCATTCAATTTGAAACGGATGTCATGCAGACATGGCGTTTTGAGATCGAAAAGGATATCCTACCTAGTTTTGTGGCTTATGAACATCGTGAGTTGTGGTATTACAATGAGGAAGGAACAAGACTTCCATGCATCAATACGCAGCCGGAAAACATCGAAATTGGGGATAATTTGGTGTGCCGAAGAAATGCCAATATAGAAAGCGCACAAGCCGATATCAGTTATATCATTATCACGATGAGCCAGCATTTTAATCAAGCCGACAGTGCAAGTTTGGAACACGGTGTGCCAACACAATTATTCCATTATATTTTTCCTTTCGATGCGACAACTGGAGAAGGTATATCATCACAATTTAAAGTGTTAAAACAAGGAACCGGAGAGTATTCTATCACACCATTTTCTACGATCTATGATTTAATAAGAACGGATGAAAATTTTGTCAATAAGTGTTCGAGTATCATCGTAACCAATGCATTATATGGATTGCGTACGGAATACGCCGGGACTTATAAAAGAGTCATAGCAAAACAAGGGTATAATGTTGTAAACGAAGGTGATTATACGTTCTTGAGACCTTCCAGCCTTCCATTAAATAGCGTGTATTATAATGACAACGCTGGCAGTGTTGAAAGAGAATATACAAACCCTTTCGATATTCTTTTAAATTTGAATTTTTTAAAAGAAACAAAACTAATGTTCAGCCCATTTAGTTTTAGTGTATTATCAAACATGAACGGAACATCGAAAGTGTATCAGCATGAATTATTTGACGATTTAACCAATATACGTTTTCTGATCGTGGGAAGTATTGACACATCCAAGGTTGACTATATCCCAGAAAATTACAAGGTGAAAAAACAAGAGATTTATGCAAACAATAGCCTAAATGGGATGAACGATGCGTTTGAAGATGGCTATGAATTATCCCTTCCGATTGTATCGGACTATACAGCGGTTTTGATGCAGACAAGCAAGAACAGCATGAATGTGGGTGTGTCAAACACCATTCGAACGAATGAGACAAGCATGCGCATTGCCAGCGCAACCGGCCAAGCGATGAGCCAGCAGACGGGTATTCAAAATGCGATGCGATCACAAATGACCGCCAACAATAACATGTTAAACAGCCAGCTAACAGGCATTCAAAATCAAGTGGCAAACGTTGGTATGTGGTCTGGTCTGGCCGGAAGTCTAGGAAGTGCAGCAGGTAATTTATTAACCGGAAACCTTGGCGGAGCGGTTGGCTCTCTCATTGGTGGTTTTGCCAATGTATCAAACACCGCCGCCCAGATGCAGGCCAACAATTTAACCATGCAGGCACAGAATGCCAATGCGATGAACAACGCCAGTTTACAGAATAATGCAAACAGTCAGATAACCGCTGTGCAAAATGCATTAAGAAATACCACCACAAAATATCAGGCTGAAACCAACATTCAAAATGCGATTGAAAGCTATCAGGCTAAAATTCACGATGCAAACGCGACAGCCGACAGCATCGTAAGTGGTGGGTCCAATATTTACAGGGTGATTTCCTTAGGATTGCAGACACCTATATTGTTTATCTACACGCCAACCGATGAATATATTGAAAGAGCCAGCCAGGTATTCAATGTTCGTGGATATTCGACCAACCTAACCAAGAAGCCAAACTTGCATACAAGACAATACTGGAACTATATACAGACCGTGAAAGTCAATATGAAAGGTGGGGATATCGACCCGCAAGATCTGGAAAAAATCAAGCGTTGTCTGGATAATGGCGTAACCTTATGGCACACGAAAGACATTTGCGATTACACAAAAAACAATCGACCTTTGAATGACCCGCACAACAACGACAAATTTGGAAACCGAAAGGGGGATATTTAAATGTTACCAACCGATTTTATTTCCGATGAAAAGACAAGCCTTGAAACTCTATACCTAAGTTATCTTTTCAATATTTCTTTGAATATGTTTGAATATTCAGACATGCCAAAAAGTGTAGACACGTTTTATTTGGAATTTATACAGCAGACAAGAGGACTATGCATCATCATTGACGATGAGCGTTTTGGCCCGACCGCCTTAGAATGTACAATAGGTGGAAAGCTAAACCATTATTACATGCCGACCGCCTATCGTGGTGTAGATCCAACCGGTGAATTAACTGGTGTCTATAACGCCGAAGACGTGATCTTGTTTAAAAATTCCCCTTTATATGCGCCATTGTTACCACAATTGCAATACTATTCCAAACAGCTGGCGCTTGCATCCGAAACCATCAATGTCAATCTGGATGCGCAATGGACACCCTACATCATCCAAGGGGATAAGCGAATGTTAAACCAATTTAATAATTTTATGAAAAAGGTGCGCTCTGGTGTGCGTGCGATCTTTACAGCTAAAAATCTGGATTTAATGAGCATGTTACAAGTGCTACCGACACAGGCGCCATTTGTGGCCATGGATGTAAACGATGTCAAACAAACCATCCTAAGAGAGTGCATGACATTTTTAGGCATTGACAACGCCAACCAAGACAAAAGAGAGCGTGTACAGAGTGCTGAAGTCTATGCCAATAATACACAGATCATTGCTTCCAGAAATATCTGGCTGGCTGAACGTCAAAAAGCGGTGGATGCATTCAATCAAAAATTTGGAACGAATGTAAAAGTAAGCTTTCGAGCGTATAATGACATGCTCGACATGATGGAAGTAAACGACATGAGCCTAGAAGAAATGGCAAGCCTGGAAGAAGGTGATGAGAATGTATAGACCATTTAAACCGTGCCTTGTGCCTGTGACGGGCGCCAAATACACAGAGACCATTCAAGGCGTATGCTATACGCTGTGTCATAAAGAGATCATTGAAAGCGGATATACATTGACGGATGATGAAATATTAGAGTTGGCCAGGCCTAAAATTTTTGATTTTGACTACCAATTCTATACAGAAGATATGATCAATGAAAAAGGCTATGTATCGAAAAAAGATCTGGAAACAGGTATCTTGAATCATTTTTTCTTTGATGAAATAGGACAAGAAACCTATGCATATTGGAAAAGAGAGTTGAAGCACTGGATGATCATAAACATGCCACGTTATTTCAGTTTATTTAAAACCATTCCTTTTCAGGACCAGGAAAACCCGACTTTTAACACGAGCTATGATGAAGAATACACAAGACAAAATACCGGAAGTTCTTCCAGCTCTGGAAAAGACAAGGCAACCAATTTAACAAGTTCCACGCCGCAAGGTCGATTGGATCTTGAAGGAACCAACTACGTGGACAGCATCGTACAACAAATTAGTGAACCGGGCAGTAAGAGTGAAACGGATGCGAATGAAGATTATAAATTTCATCGTGAGGGAAACATTGGCGTGCAGACCTTGGCCGAAGTGTTGCAAGGCTCAAGAGATGCAATTATCACACTGGAAACCAATCTATATGATGAAATGCTAGACTATGGTTTATTCTATAACATTTATTAGAAGAAGGTGAAACAATGACATATGAACAATTTAAAAAGTTGGTATTAGGAAACGTGTATGACATTGACCATGCCTATGGCGGGCAGTGTTGGGATGGATATGCCAAATTTTGTATTGAAAATGGCATACCTTTTGACCATTGCACGGTCAGTGGTTATGTAAAAGATATCTACAACAATCGCAATTCAAACAATCTTTTAAAATATTTCAATGCGATCTATACGATGCAGCCGGGTGACTTGTGTTTCTTCAAGGAAACGCCAAACTGGACACCTTACAGCCATGTTGCTATTTTTGACCATGACAATGGTGACGGGTATGGCTGGTTTTTAGGCCAGAACCAAGGCGGAAAAAATGGCGCGTTTAATTTGGCAAAACTTCCTTATTCAGCGACATTCTATTATGCATTCAGACTGAAAAACATTGACAACAGTAGTAATCAGATTTTACCTGTCAATGAATTGCTTGATCAGATACTCCATGTAGGAAGTTATGTTACATCCATTCCAATGAAAATTGGTGATCAGGGATTGCAGGTAAAAGAAGGTGCCTTGTGTTGCTATCTAAAAGAATTAGGTGGATGGTATCCAATTTCATTGGTGGAAGAATACGATCATTCGGATGGTGCACTCGATAATGTATTGATGAATACAAATGCCCGTGTATATCTGACACGATCACGTGTTGAAAAAGTGGATATTCCCACCAATCGTTGCAAGATAAATGGAATATGGGTAAACTGTCAACCATTGATTGAGGTAGCCTAATGCTTGAAAAACGTTTTCATTTCTACGTTCCGTCCAGAGTGAAATCCTACAATAAATTTATCAATTTCATCGTAGGCGGACGTGGAATTGGTAAAACGTATGGCTTTAAATTGGACAGTATCAAACACTATAAAAAGACGGGAAAACAATTCTTTTATTTTAAAAGGCACACGACCGACATGAGCACCATTGACACATTTTTCAATGATATTGCACATGAATTTCCAGAAGATGAATTAAGTGTAAAAGGTGGAAAGAAGTACAATAAATTCTATATCAATGATGAAATTTGTGGCTATGCCATGCCATTGTCACGATATAAAACGTTAAAATCATCGTCCTTCGTAAACGTGGACACCATTATTTTTGATGAATTTTTACCGGAAAAAGGCGGATATAATTTATACATACCAAATGAGGTAGAATTATTTTTAAATGCCATTGATTCCATTTTCAGACAGCGTGAAGGCCATGTATATCTACTGGCCAATAAAACAAGCATTTCAAACCCGTATTTTAATTATTTTAATATCAGTGTGAACCCGACCAAAGAATTTAATACATTTAAAGACTCGATGATGAAAGAGCAGATACTCATTCAAAACTGTGGTGATGATTATGATAAAGGATCGCAAGAAAAATCATCCTTTCAGAAACTGATATCCGGTACACGATATGGTGATTATAACTCTGGTGAATTTGCGTATGACACAAATGATTTTATTATGCGTATGACACCAAATTCGAAATATATTTGCACAATATATGCAGATGGTATTTACTTTGGCTGTTATGTTGATTTTACCGAAGGGAAGATATTTATCAATCGAAATGTAAACATGGACTATCCGGCTGTCTATTCAATAGGAAAAGATATGAGAGAAAATATGATACTGTCTAAAGGCTGGCGAAATGATAGAGTTCTATCTATGATCGTTCGAAATTATAGGATAGGAAATGTATACTATAATGATCATAGCACAAAGGATATCCTCAACCGCTACCTTGCCTTATTCTAGGCTTGA